GATGCATCCCCTAAATTCAAACTCGCCAGCTTCTTCATTTGTCACCATGACCATCTCTGGCATGAGCATCCTGCCTTGGTCAAAGGAAAGCATCACAAAGCCGCTGCGCCAGTCTTTAGGGCTATCCTGACAGTACTCGAAGGTTGAACTCATTGGATGGGCTAGCATCCCCGTCTGAACGCCCCAGAAGGTGCCTTGATAGTTGGAGATGGGTTGACACGCCAGAACGTGCGTATGTCCCGTAATGATGTTCGTATTGCCCGCTGCAAGCAGATTGGCATATCCAGCGGTACGCCCACCCTTATACAGGTGTTTAATGACCGTATTCTCACCAATCCAGAATGACCAGCACGTTTCCCATTCAGGGAAGTGGTATTTCAAACTAAAGCCGTCTACACCGCTATATTCGGGTACTTTGTTGACCAACCATGATTCGTAGCGCATATCATGGTTGCCCAGCGTCCATATTAGCCGACAGCCGGGAGGTCTATGCTGAACGATCTCATCTAAATGCTGACGGCAATATTCTAGTTCTTGCAAGACGCTAGGTTTGGCATCGTAATTAATCGAAGGAAAACGGCTCAAGACCTGCCCATCAAAGGCATCGCCATTACAAATGATTAATTCAGGCTTGAATGTATCAATCATTAATAATAGTGCTTTGAATGCGGTAGTAGTCGTGTCAGTAAAATGCGCGTCTGAGAATACGATAGCGCGTTTAACATCTTCAATATTGGCACCGCGTCTGACGTTATGGGCGGCTTTATTGACTTGATCAGGATGAGGTATTTTTTCTGTAGGAAGCTTTATGTCGTATCTTGTTTCTACAGCATTTTTTCTGTTAGAAGCACTTCTAGGAGCCATCCCTAATTCTCTAGCAACAAGTGTAGGCGATTTTAATCGCTTCCATGCTTCAATAAACTGCTTATCCGAACAGGCAGCTTGCGCCATAGTAACCCTCTTTAATTATTAAGAAAACTTACATGCTATCTTCTTTATTTTTTGTTCCATTTCCCAATCTTCACGGCACTCCGCGGAGCAAAAACGCCCCTCTGGGATAATCTCATTACAGCAAAGGCAATGCCCCGTAAACGGGTTCTTCTTTTTATCTCGAATTGCTTTAATTGCTAAATCACGGTGTAAGGCTTCCATATCGGATGCCTCATCAAAAAAGTCTGCGCTCATGCTAAGGTGCCACCTACATTTTCATAAAAGGCTTCCAAATGAGCCATTGGATTAGTGTGCTGCCCATAGGGGCTGTTAGGAAGGCTAGCCCAAATAGGATTACATCGAATAATTGCATCTGAAAATCTCCCGTCATTAATGAGCATATCAGCACCTCGCTCGCGAATTAGCTCCAAGGCAATCATATCTTGAGAATGGGGCGAGAAATCCACTGCACCTACGCGAGTCTTATAGGCATCGTAAGTACGCTCTAAAATTTGATATTTACCAGCAGCCGTAGACGTTAAGCCATTAATCGTAATGTGTTTGCGCGGGTGATCTAAATAGCTAGCAAAAAGTGTTCCGCCATACAGAACATTGTAGCCCTGATCACTATGAGCTAATAGCTCTCTGCCAATTTCAGAAAACCCAATGGTTTTTAGTAAGGCAATCTCGTTATTAGTCATGAGGCTGGTCTTTTATTTCTTGTTGGAGTTTAACGAGTTGGAGAGTGGTACTGGCACACTTTTCAGCAAAAACTGGGTCGGCGGTGTAGCCATCAATTCGGACGAGGGTTGGTACGGAGCCGGACAATTGACTGCCACTGGCGTAGTGCAAGCCACCATAATAAGACTTAATCCGAGCAAGCTCATTTTTATATTCGCTACGAACTTTTTCATTTGCTAAATCTCTTTCTTTGAGAAGGTCTTTATTGCGCTGCTCCTGAACTTTACCATCAGTTGCTACTTTCTCTTCGTAAGCCACCAACTGTAGATGCCCCACATAAAGCCCACTAAAAAGAGCCATAAGTAAAGCCATAGCAGCAAGTCCAATTTTGACATAATTGTTAGGTGTTGGGAGATTCATTTGTTTTCTCCGTAGCAGCTTGGGCGCCAACATAGACACCGCTGCCACCAATTAAAGCCCCTAGCCCCATGCCAAAAGCTGAAAAGTCCATCGAATGATTGACTAGCGCATGAATAAAGCCAAGAGCTAAAAAGGATAAAGTCCCTAAGAATAAAGAAACTCTACCGATGCACCAAGTTTGATTATCGTTTTGCGTTAGCAAATCGGTAAAAAACTTTTTCATTTTTTCTTTTTGGTAGTTGTTTTTTTAGCAACGATTGTTGCCTTTTTAGCTACTGGCTTACGAGTGGAAGCCTTTTTTACTAGTTCTTTTTTAGTAGGAACTTCTATTGGGAAATCAGGAAGTTTAGTTTCAACTGGCTTTTTGCGAAGGAGAGCACAGATTTTTTTAAACATTTTTATCCGCCTTTGTATCAAGTTTGACCATAATCTGGTCAAGTATATGCTCAATTCTTGATAAACGGTAATCTAAATCGGTCTTTTTAACATAGTCATTTGGAAGCATAACTTCCAGATTTTTAAGGTCTTTTGCCAATTCTGTTTGTGTTTCGGCTATGCTGTCTTGGCTTTTGGAAATGCTATTGACCCAATAGCTAATAACACCGCCGCCGATAAAATATACTAGGGTTAACCCTGTAAAAATCGCTTCCCAAGACATAGTTAGACCCCTATTTTTAACACCTAAAAGTTATAGAAATTCTAGCACTTCTTTGGGTTTTACAAAAGCCTCTGGATTATGCTCCGTTTGCTCCCACCATAAGAATTGATTTGGCGCTAAATAACTTCTATCTTTTAGCAAATTTGTATTCTCAGGATGTCCAAAAATATTAGGATCGGATACTGACCAAAGCACGATGCCCGGTTTGCCTTCACTCCAAGCTAGGTGCTGAAAGAAACTATCGACACCGATCCACGTTTTGCACTCTTTTACAAGCTGGCGCAACTGTACCATCGGTAAGTTCTTACGAAAATCTTCTACAAGCTGCTTTTCGCCTTCAACGCCAATCTGTACAACGCGCATAGTTTTTTGCAATTCGTATACAAGTTCTTCCCAATATGGATAGTTTTTTGGATTTTCTTTACCGTTGAGTAATTTTTGAGCAAAAGGGTGAATGATTAGCATTTGTATAGTTTCCTGAAAGCGCTTTCGACAGTGCCTTTCCAGCCCCATTGATCCATCTTTTTATAAATATTCCATTGCTCTATGTCCCCGAAGGCTTGTTGGGCTTCGGCGATGGATTTGCCCGGGATAATTTCTGGGTAACAAGTGAATACAACAGGGTGAGGGATATCACGAATGACATTACTAAAAACGATATGATCGCCAAGCCCACAATTAAGCACCACAATAGTATTGTTTCGATAGCCGAGAAAATTGCGGAAAATAAATTCATCATGGTCAAACATTTCTTTCTTGGTTTCGCTTCTGATTCCGCCTTCAGGGTTTTTTAGGTGCCACGAATTAGCGTGAGGCACCACCATAACGGAATAGCCTTTTTGATGGATACCATAGGTAAACAGTGTTTCTTCGCGATGGGCTACCCTAGATAACCCCAAATTGAAATCTTGTATTCCCGCCCTGTAAAGAAAAGAACAATGTAAATGCTCTACAAGTTGGGACTCTTTAATAAAATCCCATTGGATATTAGGCTCGACATCAATAAATTTAATCTTACCGGTAGCGTTCACCTGTTTTAATGGCGGCGTAAGAATAGACCCACCGACAGCCCCTACTAATATCCCCGATTTGGATACCTCTACGGCATAGGTGTATAGCTGACTTAAAACAGTCGGCTCTGGAACACAATCATCATCTACACGCCAGACCCATTCAAACCCTTGTTGGCAAGCCATATCATTAGCCATTTGGTGGATGTGATGTTGCCCTTTTTTGGGTGCAAAGATGACTTCCCAGTTTACTATTTTAATATCAAGTATCTGAAAGAAATGCTGATATATAGGGTTTACCCTCATATCTTGGGGTTCATCATTATCGTCAAAAATGACCAGCTTATCTGGTAATTTGGTTTGATTCATGATGGCACTAAGCACCAGTGGTAAGGTAGTTTGGTATCTACCTCTGGTAGCTATCGAGCATAGAACTTTACTCATTAGTCCACCTACAAATCATCAAATTGAGGCGATTTATCTCATTGATAGGATCTGGCATATCTTTAATCTGACCAAATTCATTGATGTAATTAAACTCAAAGCCGGGGAAATGGCTTTCATTTAAGCCATGAATTTTATGGTGGTGTCCCCAGAAGCCAACAGGCTCATTCATAGGAACTGTAATCAATAGCCGTTTGCAGTGAGCTTTTAGCTTTTCTACTATCTCTAAGCCATTATCTAAATGCTCAATAACTTCAAAAGCAACGATAGTATCGTATTGATCTAATTCATATTGATTGATGTCAGCATTGATGAATTTTGCATCGGGCAACCAGTTTTGTTCTTGGGCTACTTCTACAATAATGGGATCGTAGTCTAATCCTGTATAGTCTATATCTTTTGGAAAAAACTGTGTGCCATATCCACTAGAACAGCCTAGCTCAAATATTTTCTTTCCTATGATATTTTCATTAGCCCATTTGTATCGGGTTACTTCTCTAGGAAATACTTCATCGCCCTGTAGAAATACGGCTCGTTCATAGTAATTCCCAAGTCGCCAGTGATACCAGTCAAAGTTATATTTTTTAGCCAGCTTTAATGAATTGCGTAAAAAGATAGTGTTCCAATCTTTAACTAATTCAGAATCGTGCATTGTCCCCTCACCCTTATGGTATATAGGGAATCCACCGACATACTGATCTTTTGTCCAATGCTTTTCTAGGCATTCTATAATTTTAAAATTTGCTTTTTCAGCTTCAATACAAAACTCAGTATCTTCACCACCACCTACGCCATATTCTTCATTGAGTAAACCAATAGCATCAAATACTTTCTTATCAATCATGACACAGAAAAATACTGCGAAGTCTTTACCAGCAGGTTCAGAATGACCTTTGATAATGCAAGAAATTCCACAATCAGGATCAGCAAAGGGCTTATCTAATATTTCTAGCCATTGGTTTTTAGGTTGATCTAATAAAACTGTATCGTTGTTAAGAAGCACTATTTTGTCAGCCGAAGCGACTTTTATACCTTCATTACAGGCTTTGGAATACCCTAATGGTTTGCTATCCCACAAAACAACTAAATGAGGAATTGCTGTATGAAGATAAGCTAGATATTGACTAGTGTTATCAGTACATCCATTAGCAGATATGACCAACTCAATG